TAGAACAAGTTCTCACAAGTCTCCGCTCCGCAGGCATTCAAGCCGAATATGAGGGATACACCCACCGCACAACACCCCACTGGAAAATCGTGAGCGATGGCTCCTGCGGATACGAACTGGTGTCTCCCATCCTCGAAGGCGAAGCCGGTATTGAGGAACTTCAAAAAGCCGCTACGGCACTGGAGGCCACAGGCGCACAAGTCGATAGACGATGCGGACTTCATGTCCATTTCGACGCACGTCAGATGAGCCTCAAAGCGATCAAAAACATCTTCAAGATGTGGCTCAAATTCGAGGACGTTCTCGATACGTTCCAGCCACTCTCCCGCCGGGGCAGCAACAACACTTACTGCCGCACGAACCTCGATCACAACATCATCGATGCCGACAATCACCGAGTGCAATGCTCGAAACTCTTCCGCCAAATTGACCAGTGTAAGAACATGGAGGACATGAGAGCTCTCTACCCCTGCCGCTACCGCAAACTCAACATTCAATCCTACTTCCGCCATCAGACGTTGGAAGTCCGTCACCACGCCGGGACAACGAATCCTGAAAAAATCACCAACTGGGTTCGCTTAATGGCACGACTCTTCGACGCAGCGGAATCCGCCGCTACCGTTCGCAACCGCCCACAGGATACCGGAGTCGGCATGAACCGCATGAAGTGGTTCTTCCAAGCAATCGAAGCCCGCGGGCTCACCAAATTCTACAACGCCCGCGCGAAAAAACTCGCTGCATAATTTCCAACCATGAATACCATAATCCACATGAACACCGAATACCACACCATCGACGGCGCGACGTTCGCAGCCGCAGATCCCACTGACCTGATGGAGCAATTGCGAGCGGACAGCTTTAATCCCGAAGCAGACCTCTCGGCCTACTGTCGTGCGACCGCCAGGGCATCGAAGATGCAGACCGGAAAATCCCACCGACCCTGGCCGCCCAAGGCGCTAGTCGAAGACATGATCGCCTCGGGACTCATTGCCACCGGCAAGCGCCATCCATCATGGGGAAACTCCAACGACTAAACGACGATGGCATACCGAATTTTTGAACCACGTTTCTCGCTCGGCAAAACCGTTGCCACTCCTGCCGTGATGGAGCTGGGAGTTGATCTCGCAGGCTACATGCGACGGCATCACTGCGGTGATTGGGGTGACCTCACTGAGGAGGACAAGCAAGCGAACGAGGATGCTCTCGTTCACGGCGACCGCATCCTGAGCCATTACAAGCTGACCGACGGTCGCCGCATCTACATCATCACCGAAGCGGATCGCTCCAGCACCTGCATCCTGTTGCCGGAAGAGTATTGATCCAGGCAACGATGCGCTCGATGAAGCCGATCTCCAGTTGCTTCTCGGTGAGACGGATCACCGTCCATCCGGCGAGCACTGCTTCGAGGTATTTCTCGGCGTCCTTGGCGTAGCCTGCTCCACGGCTGTGCCGACCGCCTCCAGACAGGAAAAGAGTGCAGGTATTTTACTGAAAAACGCAAAGTTCACTGGGTAGTGAAGGATGCAAAATACGGTAAGAACTCTCACTTCCGAGGACTATCGACCAGAGCAACGATTCGCTCGATGAAGTCGATCTCCAGTTGCTTCTCGGTGAGACGGATCACCGTCCAGCCCGCGAATACAGCTTCGAGGTATTTCTCGGCGTCCTTGGCGTAGCCTGCTCCGCGGTTGTGCCGGCCACCCTTCGCCATGAAGATTCCGCCCTCGATCTCGATCAGCGTTCGGCTTTCGAGGTGTGCGAAATCAGCGCGCCACCGACGGGAAGGATGGAACTGAACTTCCCGCTCCAGGGGAGGACCTTGCGCCACGCGCCAGAGAAAGAGAAACCTTGATTCCAACTTGGATTGAGCCATTTCCCTGGCACCCGGAGTCAACGATTCCGGGCTCCGTTATGTGGGAAACGCCAATGGCACATTTCACAGGAATTGGACACGGGTGGGGACATCCCTGCCAGCTATCAAGGGTTCAATAGATTCCTTGATGGGTTCGAATCCATTTGAACCCGTTTGAACCCCGTCCAGCATGGCGATGATGTCGGGTGTCACGTCGATGCTGGCTTGCCCATGTTGCACAGCGATCAGCCGCGCTCCTTCGCGGAGCATGCGTGTGACCCTGTGAACTGGTGTCGTGGTGTTGAGAGGCATGGTGATCGTGAGTGGTTGCGGGGGCGGGACTTGAACCCGCAGGGGCGAGGGTATGAGTCTCGCTTGGAACATTCCTCCCCGCGTTTGGTTAGAGCGCCTCGTAGATGTCGAGGATCAGCTTGAAGTCCTTCTTGAGTCCTTCGCGACGATCATCGTCCCATTCATCGACGGGGGCCTTCTGCGTCTCACGCGCCCACCAACGGCGGATGCGGTTGAGCAAGGCGAGGTAGGTGACGTAGCCACGGTCGGCAGGGTCGCCCTGGACTTCCTCCTCGGTTGCAATTCGACCGAAGTTTATCGACTTGCGCAGACGATTCACCCCGAGATCGTGTTTGGCTGCTTGATCGAGCCAATACTTTTGTTCTTCTGGATCTTTCAGCTTAGCCACCGTGTAGTGGTGCTTGAAGGTGAGATTTTCATACCGGTATGAAAATTGGACCTTCCGTGCGACATAGGCGTAGTTGGCCAGTGTTTGGTATTCCAATCCTGTGCAAGCGATGGCCTCGTTGTATTTCTCGCCCCACTTGTTTTCGGCATAGTTGATCCAATCACCGATCATGAGGCCCAACGAACGCTCAGCATCTCCGAGCCTCGCGCCGATTGTTTCCCACTCTTCGAAGCTGAGGTCACCGTGGAAGTCGATGCCGCAGCGAGTGACCGTAAATTTACTTTCAAGATTTGGTAGATTGATAAGGGTGTCCATGTTTTTTCTTTTTGTGATGTTTGGTTCGTGAGTTGCGGTAAGTCTTGCGTGCCTTCTCGCTGCGCATGGCTCGGGAAGGCGGAAGGTTCAGTTGCTGAGTGATGTCAACGCAGCGCTTCGAGACGGCGGCGCGGGTCACGCCATGGCGCTTGGCGATGCTCGTCATGCTCTCGCCGTTGTAGGCGCTGAGTCCGAGAGCGACGGCCAGGCACTCGACGGTGAGCCGGGTGTTGCCTTCCGAGATCAGGTCCGCGACGAAGTGACGGAGCACCTCGATGGCATCGTGATTGATCGTGTCGGTCTGTTCATCATCGCGATCGACCAAGGCCGCGATGTCGGGTTCATGGCTGGCCGCAGATGAGTCAGCCATGTCTTGCTCTGCCGCTCCATTGCCGTGTCGTTGGACGCAGGATTTGAGCACGCCTAGCTTCTCAGCCTCGCGTCGTTCCTGCGGGGTCATGGACTTCACCCATGCCTCGTATTCGCGCTCATACTGGGCGTCGCGTTGTGATTGCTTTTTGGCGTAGTCGTCGGAGTTCATGGCTGACCTCCTTTCCGTCCAGCCCACAAGCCGGTCTTGTGATCGTAGCAAAGCGTTCCCCGTTTCCGAGCACAGCCAAAGACCTTCTCAGCATCATCAAGGGACATCCCGAAGGACTCGCAGATGTAGCCAAGAACCTGGCTGTTTTTGGGTCGATAGAGCTCTGGTCGATTTGGCCAATGATCGAGTGGAGGCATGAAGTCCAACTCTGGCCATAGGTGCATGTGCTTCGATGTCCGGGGAATTTTCCGGGTCTTTTTTGACCGATGTCTAGGGTTCATATTCACCCGTACGATCTGCGTCAACGATGACAGAAATCGTGCTGTCGCTCTTACTAGCGTAACAGCAAACGCGAATACTGGTTCACCAGTTCGCGTTGTTATACTACGTATAACTGTCAGGTTCCCAGTAAGGCACCTTACATAGGGAAAATACTTTTCGTTAGATTTGACGGGTTCAAATGGGTTCAAACCAATTTGAATCCTAGGTTCAAACCCTAGCATGATGAGGGGTTCAAACTGCATAATTGCGCCCCCTCCACAGGCGAGTAGCTTTGTCGAAAACGAGAGGTCCCGCCTTCATGTTAGCGAAGCAGTAGAAGACGCGTTGTGCCTCCTTGAGAGTGCAGTCACCATCGAGCTCAGCGATGCGATCCGAGATGTAGGCGAGCACACCGGATTCCTGGGCGATGCGTCCATTCGGCAATGGCGGCATGTTCTCCACGGCCTTGCCATAGCGGTCAGCAGTGCTGCCCATCTTGTAGGTGGCCTTTGCCTTCTCGCTCTTGGAATTGGCCTGAGGGGCCTTGAGAGCCGCAGGATCAGCGTTGCGGTCGGCGATGAAGATCGACTCGCACCAGCGGACGACAAACGGCTTCACGGGCGGCAGAGCGCGCAGCGTAAGGTCGATGACATGAGCATCATCTTCCTCGTGGGGCGTCATCGTGAGAATGACATCGGGGTCACGAGCGAACACACCCGAGCCACCGATCCGGTCGATGGACTCCTTGCCCGCCTGGTTGCCCTTCGAGAAGTGCGCGCCGAACACGGCCGCGGCTCCTGACTTCGCCGCCAGCTGCTCGACCTCATTGAGCAGGCTTGCGATGTCGCCGGCGTCGTTCTCATTCCGTGCGCCGAGGCCCTTGTAGATCGGGTCGATCAGGATCAGCGAATACCCGGTGTCGCGGATGCGCCCGAGGATCTTCGGGATGAGCGCGGAGAAGTCGGTCGCATGCCCCCGCAGGTTCCAGATGTCGAAGCCGGTGAAGTCCTCGATCTCCTTCGCCGCTGCAATCCGGGTGATCCGGTATTGGAGCGCGAACGGTGGCAGCTCGAAGTTGAGATACAGGGCGCGACCCAGTCGCGTCGGAAATCCCCACCAAGGTGAGCCCGTGGATACCGAGAGCATGAGGTCGATGAGCGACCAGCTCTTGCGCGCTTTCGACGGGCCACCGAGCACCATCTTCGCTCCCTGATGAAGCACACCCTCGACGAGCTGCGGTGGCTCCGGTTCCGGCTGGCCCATGAAGGCATGGCCGGGAAGGATGGGTGGCAGGTCGGAGTTCGAGTGTGCCGCCTCCCACGCCGTCCACGATTCCGCGCCGAATTCCAGCGCGAGCAATGCCTGGCGACAGACATCCCCATCGACCGTGCGCCAGCCGTCCGGGCAGCGCGACAGTCGCGACGGATTCCGGTTTTGCTTGTCCAGGTTGATCCCGGAGAACCATTCCCAGATGATCTCGACCCGGCGCTTGTATTCCTTCTCGTCCGGTGCATCGACCCGGATCCAGGCGTGCAGGCTCTTGTTGCCCGAGTCGATCAAGGCCGCGACCGGCATGCCGCTAGCAACCACCGCATGATACTGCTCTTCCTTCGGGATCAGCTTGCCTGTTTCATCGCGGTCGAATTCGACCAACACATGGCGGAACGCGGTCACGTCCTCGTTCTTCGCCCCGCCCTTGGTCATCGGATTGATGCGCAGGAACAACCCGAGCTTGGTGCCGAAGACTCGGTCCACTCCGCCCTTCGCCGCCACCTTGGATTTCCATTCGGCGGCGGTGAGCGTGACACCACGGCGCGGGACGATTTCGCCTTCCTCGTTTTCCGCTGCAGGCGCGATGGCGACGAATTCATGTGGCTGGAAACACTTGTCGATGAGCCTGACAAAGCCGTCGTCGATGGTGACTGGCAGAGCCATGGTGGATCGCTCGCGGTGGACCGGAGCGGATACAGCACGACGTGGCGCAGGTGATGGCGCGGCAGGCAATGGCCCGGTGGCTCCGAGTGGTTCCCTGGAGGTCCGTGCGTAGACCGAGCGGATGGTGGTCCGTGCCTCGGATTCGGTGAGCCCGTCAGCCAGTGCGCGGGCGAGAAGTTGACCTTCCGTGTCTTCCAGCGGGTGGCCGGCGTCACGGAACTGACAGGTCGCATCAAAGAGTTCAGCATTGCGCATTCCCTCGGCAGCCCCGCGTTGCAGGTAGTCGAGTGTGCGCCTGGGCAGTGATAGCCCGGTGGATCGGTATTTCGGCATCTTGTAGGTGAGTGGTCAGTGGTTGGCAAATTGAGCATTCAGGAATTGTTGGGCTTCCTCGAACGAAGCGGTTTCCGGGCGACCATGGCCGTGGCGGCGCATCATCCGGACTTGTTTCGGTGTCGCTAGGCCGAGCTTTCGGCGCGTGATCAGGCGGTCGAGGATCAGCGAGGCGTGCCCTTTGCTCAGGACGCCCAGGGTATCGAGGCCGAACTTCTGCAGCACAGCGAGCTGCTTGGAAGTGGGCGACTGCGCCTGCCACGCCATGGTCGGAACGTATTCCGCCAGCGAGGCCTCGTTGAGCGTGACGGCAAGCTCCAAGGGATCGAGCACGCTGCCGCGCCGGGTTCGGTTCTGAATGAGTCGCTCTGTGAGTGATCGAGTTCGATCGGCATTCACTTCCTCGCGGGCTTCTTCGAGGTCCCCTTCACCACCGAGTTTTTCCGTGATGGCCTTCGCATCTGCTTCATCTTCGGCGATCAGGTTTGCTGGTCGCATCAGGCTGTGCTCTTCGGCCTGCCAGAGGAAATCAAGAACGAGCAAGTGGTCCTTGCCTCCATACATCCGGGTGCCACGACCGATGATCTGCGAATACAGCGCCCGCACCTTGGTGGGCCGCAGGCACACAACACAGTCAATCGACGGTTCGTCGTAGCCTTCGGTGAGGAGCATCGCGTTGGTCAACACACGGATCTCATCCTTGCGGAATCGCTCCAGTGTCGCCTGACGCTCGGTGCTCTGGCCGTCGATGTGCTCGGCCAACAACCCACGCTCGCGGCAGATTTCCGCGAAGCGTTTCGACACCGCGATGAGCGGCAGGAACACGAGCGTCTTGCGATGACGGTGTTCGACCAACACGTCGGCGATCTGTTCGAGATACGGTTCGAGCGCATGGCCGAGGTCGTCCGCGTTGAAATCTCCCGCCGTGGTGCGCACGCTCCGGAGATCCATGCCGAGCGGCACGGTCTTGACCTTGATTGGCGCGAGCCATCCTTGCTGAATCAAATCAAGCAGGCTGATTTCGCAGGCGATGTTCTCGAAGTAGCGGCCGAGGTTCTTTTTGTCTCCTCTGTCAGGCGTCGCAGTGACGCCTAACACTTTCGCGTGATCATGGAAATGACCAAGCGTGTTGAGGTAGCTGTCAGCGAGCGCGTGATGCGCTTCATCGACGACCACGAGGCCGAAGTGATCCCGCGGCCATCGCTCACGACGTTTTTCACGCATGAGCGTCTGCACCGAGGCAACGACCACGGGGGCATCAAGCGACGCGCGATCGTCGCCCATCTCTACCTGGGCTTCGAGACCAGTAGAACTGCGCAGCTTGTCCACAGCTTGGGTGATGAGTTCCTCACGGTGAGCGAGGATCAACGTACGCCTAGGCTGGTAATCCTGAGCCAAGCGGCTGAACAGGATGGTCTTACCGCCACCGGTTGGCAGCACACCGAGCTGGCGGTCGAAGTCCTCAAATCCCTTGTGGATGTCCAACCGGGCTTTCATCTGATAGGCACGCAGGCCCATTTTCTCAGAATGGTTCGTTGTCACTACGGCGTGCGGGTTGGGGTTTGGTTGCTGGTTTTGCGACGGACTTCGGTGAGGCAGACTCGCCGGGCTTGTCAGGCAGCCACGCGGTGACCTTGTTGCGCTTCTTGCCGTTGTATTCCTCGACGCTGAGGCGGGCCTTGCCGGTACGACCGATCAGGTCGTCAGCGGTGATTTCGACGTCCTCTTCTGGTGAAACCACTTCACCAGTGGCGGCGCGGAAGCTGTCGATTTTCCAGAACGCATTCGGGATGAATACGAGGAAATCGTAGAGGTAACTGCCGGGCGATGTCCGGAGCTTGAGTTCGATCATCTCATGGCCGGTCTTGGAAACCGTCTCGATGGCGTCGATGACTTCGACTTGATAGTCGCCAGGATCAACAAAATCAGGGCGTTCGGTAGGAGTGGATGCAGTGTATGATGGCATAATGTTAGTTTGGTTTGGTTTTGGATTGTTTGAGGTAGGTGGAGGGCGCGGCGTGCTTCACCGCTTCTTCCGGGAATGGTTTTTCGCTGGGCATGCGCTGGCTCCACAGGTCGCGGAACTTGGCAGCTGATAGATTGCCGTAGGCGTTGAGCACCGGGCCGAAGCCGATGCGCTGGATGTGGTGGCCGACGGTTTCACAATCGACGAACTCGCTGCCCTTGCGCGTGACGAGCTTCCAGCCAGGGACTTCGCCGCCGGTCTTGATGCGCTCGGAGGCAATCTTCTTGGCTCGGTCGCGGAAGTCTTCGACCACCGCGCTGGCTGCGAGAAATCGTCCGAGCTTTTCCGGGTCCGCGAGCAGCGCGTCGAAGTCGAAGCCGGGTTCCGTGACGGTCAGTGTCTCGCCGACCATGGCAAGCCGCGCCGGACAGGTATCCGCCTTCGCGCACCACGAGCAGTATTCGCAGGGATTCGGCTGTTTCGCCGGATCGTTGAACGCCTTGACGACCTGATCGACGATGGCGTGTGCCTCCTCGTAGGTGAACTTGTGCGTCTCGATCTCCCGCTGGTCGCAGAACAACAGGTGCGCCGTCCACGACGAGGCAAAGTGCGCGCCCATGAGTCCCAGCGCATAGGCCGCCATCTGCTCGCGGTAGTTGCGGCGCGCACCGGTCTTCAGATCGAAGTGGGTGAACTTCATCGGAACGATGGCGTCCGCTGTGCCGGTGAGATTGAGGATCTTGACTCGGCAGTCGTCCTCGCGGGCAAGCACCCGCTCGCGGCCGGACATCGCCCGCACAATCGAGACCGACCAGGCAACAGCGGCGATTTCGTCGGCGGTCAACTTGTTGGCGATCACGAAGCGGTCTTCGAGTCCCAGCAGTTCGGCTCGGAATGCGTTATCGAGGAGAGTGCCGCGCTCGGCAGCGGGGCCGGCCACGGGATTGCTCTCGTAGCACGGACACACTGCCAGCTTCGGCAGGTTGGATGGACGAAGGGCGCTCACTGCGCCACCTCCTTCTGATTGGCGGCGGCCCACTCGTTGACGGCGGCTACGAAACGATCAGGTTCACTAAGCATCCGGGCGGCGTATGCCGGATCCAGGTTGTCGATGGATTCGAGCGAACCTTCCTGCGTGTAGCTGAGCTGGCCACGGGCGACCAAGAAATCGACCACGTTGGCCATGTCGGCCTTGTGCTGGAATGCGGCAAATACTCGGTCGGTCAACGACGCTGCCGGTTCTACTGGTTCCGTTTTTACCGCGACAGTGTCAACCGACTCGGCGGTCGCCCCGAACACAGGAGTCAAGGCATCAGCGTTGAACGGAAGTTTGTCCGGGAGGCCATGGCGGTTTTTCGCGTCATAGGCTGCCGTATGGGTAGCGAAGAGCACCCGCTCCTTGCCACCGACACCGCGCATCTTGCCGTTGTCCTTTTCAGCGATCTTGGTTACATAGTTCGCGAAGAGCACCACGTCAGCCCATTCCTTGAGCAGCGGCGCAACCGACTTGCTCAGTTTCAGTTCGAAGCGGTCGTAGCTGCCCGCCTGATCGGGAGCCTCGAATTTCTTGACCGTGGCGTGAGCCAGGAACACGACGTTCATGCCGCGTGCAAGCAGCGCATCGAGCGAGCTGAGGAACCGGGCAAATTCTTCGGTGAGTATTACCCATCCTTTGCCGTAGCCGAAATCCTCGATAGAGTCTTTGTTGGATTTCCGGCATAGGTGTTCGGCCAAGCGTTTTTCCAACCAGTCCGCTGTATCGATGACCAGCGTCTTGAACGGATGATCCGCCTTCACGAGTTGGGTGACGGCAGCGGTGATTTCCTCCCAGGTCGTCACCGCATCGAAGCGGGCGACATCGAGGTGGTGGGTGCCGCCTTCGGTGTCGAGGAAGACGGGTTCTGGTGCCTGACCGGCCAGCGTCGATTTGCCGACGCCTTCGGGTCCGTAGATCACGACCTTTTGTGGTCGAGCGATTCTGCCCCGGCGGATGGCCAAGGGATTGGTTGATTTGGTAGTAGTTTGCATAAGGCGATTGCGGCGGGGTGTCAAATGACCGCCGTCGCTACGCATCTGTGTGAACGTTCACAACGAGACCGGATTTTTTCACACATGCCCGTCAGAAGTCGCATTTTCCATTGATGCTCAACATTTTAGATCGATGACACTCTCGGCGCTAGGTGGTGTGAAATTTTCACACATGCCAGTTTCGTCGTGTGAAATCACAATTCCTCCGGAATTTTTTTGTTCCATTTTGATAAATTTGTTTGACGTTCGCGCACTCGTAAGCAACCATGCTTACATGCTTCACAAATCGCTTGGAGAACGTCTGGCAGAGCTTCGTCATGAAGCGGGTCTGTCGTTGCGTGAATTGGGCGAAAAGGTTGGCGCATCCGCTCCGCACGTCCGCGATGTGGAGGTCGGAAACCGCCAACCGTCCGAAGCCCTGGTCGAGAAAATGGCCGCCGCCTTAGGGTCTGATCTCGACGACCTGCTCAAGTATTCCACCCGTCCGCC